GTAGATGGGATGTTGGTTATCAAAGAACAGGACAAATGTTAAAAGAAAAATGTGGTTGTGAAGATAAAAGATTGGGTAAAGAAAAATTGTCAGTTTTCATGGTGAGAGAATTTGATAAGAAAAAAGACACATATAATCAAAAAGTATTAAAGGAAGAGGCGCCGTACTAATGAAAACAATTGTACTAGGTCCACCAGGAACTGGAAAAACATTTACTTTGCTAAACAAAGTAGATGATTATTTAAAAGAAACAGATCCAGATAAAATTGGCTACTTTGCTTTCACACAAAAAGCTGCGTATGAGGCAAGAGACAGAGCTATTAAAAAATTTAATCTAACAGAAGATGACCTACCTTATTTTAGAACACTGCATTCACTCGCATTCAGAAAACTTGGAATTAAAAAAGAAAGTGTTATGCAAAAAAATCATTATGTTGATCTTGGAAAAAAGCTGGGTTTTCCAGTAAACTATGCAAGATATGAGGATGAACATGGAGGAATTTTTACATCAGATAGTGAGTATTTAAGAATTATTAACCTAGCTAAACTTAGAAATATAACACCTGAACAACAGTACGATTTACATGAACATAATCAAGACTTAGAAAGAAATAAGGTTCGAATTATTTCAAATGAAATAGAAAGATATAAAAAAGAATATAATCTTGTAGATTTCAACGACATGGTTTTAAATTTTATAAAATCAGATAAGTCTCCAAAGTTTGATGTTGTATTTATTGATGAGGCACAAGATTTATCTTTAATGCAATGGGATATGGCAAGATCTATTTGGAATAAAACAAATGATTCTTTCATTGCAGGTGATGATGATCAAGCAATATTTAGATGGGCCGGTGCGGATGTAGATTCGTTTATTGCACAAGAAGGTCAAATGTTGCCGCTAACTCAATCGTTTAGAATACCAGCAAAAGTTCATAGTCTAGCTATGGGTATTATAAATAAGATTAAAAAAAGAATTGATAAAAATTGGAATCCAAAAATACACGAAGGATCTCTAAGTCGATATGATGAGTTTGAACAAATAGATATGACATCTGGAGAATGGTTGGTTTTAGCTAGAACAAAATACATGCTGAATGAATTAGAAGATATTTTGTATCGTAAAGGTTATTACTATCAAAACAAATTTAGAAAAACTAAAGAACAAAATCTACATACTGCAGCAATTGATTGGGAACATTTAAGACAAGGTCAATTATTAAGTTATGATCAACTTGTAAAAATATCTTCCTACATGACAATTGTAAAATTTGATAAACAAAAAATAAAAGGAATGACTAAAGGATCTTTCTATGGAATAGATCAACTTATAAAAGATTATGGTCTAAATACTAAAGATCCATGGTTCAAAGCATTCAACGATGCACCTGGAAGAGACATAAGTTATTTAAGAAAGATGAGAATTAATGGAGAAAAATTAAATCAAGCACCAAGAATTCAATTATCAACCATACACGGAGCTAAAGGTGGCGAATCAGAAAACGTTGTACTACTTACTGATCTAAGTGAAAATACAATGAAAGCTTATGAAAGAAATGCCGATGATGAAAATAGATTATTCTATGTTGGTGCAACAAGGACCAAGGAACATTTACATATTATATCACCAAAGCAAGAATACAAAGGATATTCTATATGAGTGATGTATACGAAAAACAGATCGGCGGCGACCACTATCAATCAATGACGATTCAACCTTCAGAATTTATAAATAAAAATAATTTGCCTTTTGCAGAAGGAAACGCTATAAAATATTTGTGCAGGCACAAGCAGAAAGGACAAAGAAAAGATTTGGAAAAAGCAATTCATTACTGTCAAATGGCAATCGATAGAGATTATCCTGAGGATTTTTTAGAAGAGGCGGAAAAAGAAAAGGAGGAGTTAGAAGAATCTTATAAAGAAGCAAAACGACAAACAGAAGAACGTAAATCAAAAGAATGGAAAAAAGGATATGACAAATGGAAGGAAAATAAATGATACAACAACCACTTTTTAAACCACAAACTGAATGGATACCACCAGAAAGCTTCCCAGATTTCTCTAAATATGATGAAGTAGCAATTGATCTAGAAACTAAAGATCCTAATTTAAATACTCGTATGGGATCCGGCTCTGTGGTTAAAAATGGTGATGTAGTTGGTATATCTGTCGCCGTAAAAGATGGAGCACTTTATTTTCCTATAGCTCATGAGGGTGGTGGTAACATGGATCGTAAAAAAGTATTGAAATGGTTTCAATCTGTTCTAAACACAGATTCTATCAAAATATTTCACAACGCCATGTATGACGTTTGTTGGATCAGATCACTAGGTTTAAGTATTAACGGTAAAATAGTGGACACGATGATTGCATCGGCCCTTGTTGATGAAAATCAAATGCGTTATGACTTAAACAATTGTTCTAAAAGATACACTGGAAAAGGAAAAGATGAAACAGCTTTATATGAAGCTGCAAAGTCATGGGGTGTTGACCCTAAGGCAGAAATGTATAAACTACCTGCCATTTATGTTGGCGCATACGCAGAAAAGGACGCCGAAATAACTTTTGAACTCTGGCAAGAATTAAAAAAGGAAATTAATCATCAAGATCTGGAAGCAATTTTTAAGTTGGAGACTGATCTTTTCCCTTGTCTTGTCGACATGCGTTTTTTAGGAGTCCGTGTAGATACTGAGTCCGCTCAACAATTAAAAAAAGAATTAGTTGAAGAAGAAAAAGAATGCTTACAGTCAGTAAAAAAAGAAACATCAGTAGATGTTCAAATATGGGCTGCACGTTCCATTGCGCAAGTTTTTGAAAAACTTCACCTACCTTTTGACCGCACTGAAAAAACAAATTCTCCATCATTTACAAAAAACTTTCTTCAGAATCACCCCCACCCACTAGTGAAACATATAGCCCGGGCTCGTGAAATAAACAAGGCCCATACCACGTTCATTGATACCATACTCAAACATTCCCACAAGGGCAGAATTCACGCTGAAATTAATCAATTACGTGGAGACAACGGAGGAACGGTTACTGGAAGATTTTCTTATTCAAACCCAAATTTACAGCAGATACCAGCAAGGAACAAGGAACTTGGACCAGCTATTAGGTCCTTATTTATACCTGAGGAAGGCCATACATGGGGTGTATTTGACTATTCTCAGCAAGAGCCTAGGCTGGTAGTGCATTATGCAACTTTACAGAATCTCTACGGAGTGGACGAAGTATTGGAAGCTTACCAGAAAGGAGATGCCGATTTCCATACTATTGTCGCTGACATGGCGGAGATACCTAGATATCAGGCCAAGACTATAAATCTTGGCCTGTTCTATGGTATGGGAAAAAATAAATTACAAGCTGAACTCGGTGTATCTAAAGAAAAAGCTGAAGAACTATTTCGACAGTATCATAATAAAGTTCCATTTGTAAAACAATTGATGGACAATGTAATGCAGCGTGCTCAAGACTCCGGAAAAATTCGTACACTTCTGGGTCGTCTTTGTCGCTTCCATTTATGGGAACCAAATCAATTCGGGATTCATAAAGCATTACCCCACGATGCAGCACTCATGGAACACGGACCAGGGATCAAACGTGCTTACACTTACAAAGCATTAAATAGATTAATTCAAGGATCGGCTGCTGACATGACAAAGAAAGCAATGATAGAATTATATAAAGAAAAAATTATACCACACATACAAGTTCATGATGAATTGGATATATCTGTGAGTGATAACGCAGATAAAATAAAAGATATAATGGAAAATGCAGTTTCTCTTGAAGTTCCTAATAAAGTAGACTATGAATCCGGACCAAATTGGGGTAAAATAAGTTAAAAAAAATGGAGGAAACTATGGACCATATAAAAAAAGTACTAACATGGGCTAAAGCTAATAAACAGAAATCTGTTATTATAGTAATAGTCATTATTGCAATAATCGCTCTAATAAAATAATTTATGCATGGCCTATTTAAATGCAAATGTTCCTGTGATCTATTCACAGATCAAGAGAGAATATCTCTACGATCTTAAGGATCATCATGGAGAAGTTGAAGACTGCATTATATTTGGCCTGGCATCGATTACAGGGCGTCCTATACTCTTTCACGCGA